CAGCGCCTTAGTTCTTTCATCGGCATCGCTGCCGCATAAAGCCCCTACAAGGCTCACTTTGTCGTAAGACAACAAAATCTTACCTCTGCCATCTATTCCCTGAGTATCAATAAGGACATATCTGGCAGGATTAAATCCGTTATCAGATACTTTTCTGAATCTGATAACCAAAACTACTAACAGAATCACCACAGGCAGAATAATTTTCAATATTGTGCTTAATGTTCTCTTATTATTCATAGTACCTGCTTTCTGTCATCGTAATATTTATGTGCATATATTATCACTTATTGTTGGTAAAATCAACCGCGGCGCAGATAATTTTCCATATTTTTTATAGCAGATTTCTCAAGTCTGCTGACCTGTGCCTGTGAAATCCGCACCATTTTTGACACCTCCATCTGGGTTTTGCCATCAAAATATCTAAGTTTTATTATTTCTTTTTCCCTGTCCGGAAGTCTTTTTATGGCATCCTTAAGTGCCATCTCATTCACCCAGTTTTCTTCGGTATTTTTTTTATCACCAATCTGATCCATTACATACAGCATATCTCCTCCATCCGTATATATGGGTTCATATAACGATACAGGAGTCTGGATTGCATCAAGTGCCATTACAAGTTCTTCTTTGCTTACACCTATTTCCGTGGCAAGTTCATTAACCGTGGGTTCATCCTTTCCTGTTTTCATAATTCTTTCTTTGGCATATATTGCCCTGAATGCCACATCTTTAAGCGACCTCGACACCCGTATCTGGCTGTTATCCCTCAAAAAACGTCTTATCTCCCCAATTATCATGGGCACGGCATTAAGTTTGTGCTAAAAATTTTTTAATTGAATTTCGATATTTCCATTGACTATAACAATTTTGTCTATTATAGTCTTGAGTATCATATTTTTCTTTTTCTTGTCGATGTTATTCCAAACGTCGGCAAGTTTTTTTATGTTCTCGTAAACAAATTCTTTTTTCTGCGTGTTGGCTGTGCTTTTGCTTTCTGATAGAACATTAGCTTTCATTGTTTTAACCAGTGATTCTGATTCCTTAATCATTTCCAAAACTGTATCGTTTCCGTCGGCATACAGGTTATATAATCTTTTTAACTTAGTCTGTTCTTTATCGAGCTGTGATTGCATAATTTCAAGTTTTGTCGCCTTTTCCTTTGGCTTATACGATGACAAATTCAATGATATTTTAAGGATTTCCTTTTCCACCTGTTTTTCTATGTCATCAGCCCATTCAAGTGAATTATTACAATTTGCATTGTAATTAGGTAAATAACTCATAGACTTGTTTCGGGACATACAGTATATCTTATGTTCGCCATTTGTCCATTTTTGGTAACGCATAGCACATCCGCAAACACCACAATAACACAATCCGGTCAGCAAATTAGGTTCAGTTTGACAGGTTGCTCTGGATTTTGCCCTAGTTTTTCTCAACTCTTGTGCAAGGTTAAATCTGCCTTTGTCAAAAATCGGTTCGTGCTTGCCTTGGTATATCTTGCCCTTATAGGGTATCATTCCTATATTAACTATACCAGTTAAAATATTCCTTGTGACAAGTTCAGACTTAAAACCGCAAATTTCTTTAATTTTCACATCTGAATATCCGGATATGAATAATTCAAGTGCCTTTCTTGCCTGTTCCGCACGTTCCGGGATAGGCATTAATATGCCCTGTTCCTTACTGTAGGAATAGCAATAAGGTAAATTGCCACCGCCCATCCAATAACCTTGTTTTATTCTTTCAAGCATACCACCACGCATACGCAACATCATAGTATTTTTATCAAGCTGTGCGAATACAGCCATCATCTGCGTGTAAGCCTGCTCCATAGGACTATCATAATTCACACTATCGTGAACGCATTTGAACACTACATTGCACTTTTGAAATACTTTCTCAATAAGGTATATCCCATCAATCATATTCCTCGACAATCGGTCAAGTTTAAAGGCTACAACACAGCTTACTCTTTTCCGGCTGCAATCGTTTACAAGCCTTTGCAATCCCGGTCTATCCATATTGGCACCGGTATAGCCATCATCAATATACCAGTCTGTTATTACAAGCTCATTTTTCCTGCAATAGTTTTCAATATCTCTTTTTTGGCTATCAAGTCCATTACCCTCAACAGCCTGTTTTTCCGTTGATACCCTCATATACGCAACACATTCCATTGTCAATCCTCCTTTATGTAAAATGTGCCGCATTTATCACGTTATACGGCACATTTTAACACATATTTATTTGTTGTCAATCACTTCGGCAATTATCTTTTGTAAGCTGTCCGGAATAGTTATATTTTCTATATTCACATCTACTCCGTTTTGGGTAACTTTAATCATTTAAAACCTCCAACTTACTAATCTTTTGCTTGATTTTACTGATTTTCCTGTTTATTGTCCTGTTGCTTGCGGACATACGCACCGCAATATCAGTTATGCTTTTATCCTGCGACAAAAGTTTAAAAATTCTCAATTCCTCATCAGTAAAATTGGCATTTTCTTTGATTTTTTCAAGTTCCGGCTTAGTCAGTTCTGATAACTTCATAAGCCATTCTCTCCTATTCTTTCTCTTTATTCTCTTTATTTCTTGCTTCGTACTTAACGCAAGGTTTGTCATTTTCCTTGCCGCTGCAGATTAAAAAGTGTTTACACGTTATACATTCTCTTGTTTTCAAAATTTTATGCTCCTTGGCCTTATTTTTTTTCTACCGGCAATACATTTAGGGTCCTTCAACTTGTCAATGCACATATCGTAGTGGAATTGGCACACCTTATATCCAGGCAAGGCTTTTTCATTGCAGAAGCAACATAAACCTTGTTTTTCTTTCATTTCTCGGTTGAATTGTGTATTATTCCTTACCTGCCTAGTCACTCTGTCTTTTTCACGGCAAATTCCACACGTTCTGTAGCCGCTGTCAGCTTTTCTTTTGCGACATCGTGTGCAAATACCGTTTTCAACACAATTTGCATAGGCTTTTTTACTCCAAACAGCGTGTTCTTCGTTATATTGCTCACGTTTTCTGTTCTTCATTACGTTTGCACATAACTTGGCTCTGCATTCCGGACAGCAACTTTCACTTGAACCTATTTCGACTTTGCGACACCTTGGACATATTTTATGACTTTGGTACCATTCTCTTTCTTCTCTTGCATTTTTATTCCGCTTTTCACGGCACGTTTCACAGTATACAGAAGTATAATCTTCTTCTAGCTGTTTACCGCATGCTAAACATTGGTGGGCGGATAATCTTCTTTCTCTTAGCCTTACGTTGTTGAGATAATTTTTATTCATTTCTTACTCTCCCCATAAAACCAATTTCCTCTCTCATTACCCTTAATAATAAAAACCCTGCCAAAAGGTCTAAGTGCGTCTTGATTGTATTCTTCAACAACTTCCCTCTCGCTAAATTCAACGTAATTATCTCTGTATTTTTTCGCTTCTGTTAAATGCAACAAAAGGTTTTTTCTGTATTCTTCGGCTTGCCTGTGCATTTTTTTAAAGGCTATGTCGATTTTAGCCTTTTCTTTCAAGGTTTGGCACCTTTTTGTAATCCACTCCATTTTTGCCTCATACTTCGGAATGGTGTTAATTGACAGATTGCAATATCTTTCAATGGATTCCTTTTCTAAACCTTTTAAGGCTTCCTCGCGCCTGCCGATATAGACATACCCACTCGTTGCCCCTACATACACCCACTCCCCGGAATAATCCAATATAGCTTCTTTGAGTTTCATACTTAGTTCTCCTCTAATTCAACAACTTCAAATTCCTTAACTAAACAATCCTCACATAATTCTTCTTCGCTCTTTTTATACTCATCATTTGCTTTAGATAAATATTCTTCTACACTCGTCATTCGCTTTCACCCACTTTCAATAAATCCATAAACTTCTCATACTGTTTCTGCGATACTTTGTTATTAGCTTTATCCTCTCTCAATTCGATTTTAAGGTGCTTTTCAGCGATAGAGGATAATTCCCTTGCTAACACCTTTTTGCCCTGCTGTATGCCGTCTCTATAGCCTTTAGAGGGCTTAAACTCATTTATCTTTTCCTTGCCCTCTCCTTGACCGCCAGCTGTCTTATTATATCTGCACTGATAACCTTTTTGAGTGTACTTCAAAATCCAATACTGCTCCCACTTGTCAAGCTCATTTGCTGGATAATGAATAAAATTAAGTTTCCAACCATAGGGATTTTCCTCACTGCAAAATCCCCTTTTCTTGATTGATAAATCTATGTGCTGATACCCGGATAAATGAGAAATATTTCTTTCCAAGCAATCAACACTCTGCCCGATATAAAAGTACGATATTCCATTTTCATCGGTTCTAGTATAGAAATAAATGCCACTCTTGTGCTCCATATCAGGGCAAGCGTTTAATATGCGTTCTCTGTTCTTACTTTTTATGGCATATAATTGTTTATAATTTACACTTGGCATTTCTCTTACCTCCTAATGGCGTTGTTAATATCTCTTCAATAGTCCAACCTAAATCCTTTCTATGCAATAAACAATGTGTATTTATACCTACTATTTCAGCCCACTCAATAGCTCTGTGAGATTCTCCGTTATATTCCCAAATCGGAGAACACGATAAATCCTTGCATTTTCGACTACAATACACAGCATTTTTAAAATGCCCTCCTCTTTTGGCATTAAACCTTTTTCCACATATAGGACAGATTTTCGTGTAATCCTTTGTATTTGGGTGCGTTTTGCTTCTTAACTTAAAACCACATTCATAACTACAAGTTTTTGCTCCGTTCCTTTTTGAAACTCTATACTTTTTTCCACAAACAGGACAGATTCTATATCTATCTTTTTCTAAAATGCTATTCCTCTTATTTTTAGCTTGCACCTCGTTAGGAACAAATCTGCAATTTTCAGGACAATAATTTCCATTAACATCTATTCTATCTATAGTTAATATATTTATGCCTTTATCTGTCTTGTCTTCTTTGTAACCATTGCCAATCGCCCACTCATAAAAAGATTGGAAATCATCTTTCCACTCATCACACATCACTATTCCTCTACCGCCATAATTCTTATAATCACGAGAGGTTTTGCAATAGCAACGATATTTAATACTTTTCCATAATGGGTATAACCTGCCGCACTTATTTGAAAGTCCATGAGTTCTGTTCAGTGAGCCGATTATTTCTTTTTGAATGCAGCCACAAGATTTTGTATTTCCATTGACAATCTGTGATTTTCTTACTATTGCTTTATTCCCACAATCACACAAGCAATTATAAGCAATCGCTCTCTGCCCACTTGGATATACAATATCATCTGCTCTGTCAATAATATAAAGTTTTCCTATTTTCTGTCCTATATAACTCTTTTTCTCTATCGCCTTGGCTCTTGCTATGTTCTGATAACTCAAGAATTGCCACCTGCCTTTAATTTTTCTGCTACCCTGTTCATGTCGCACATTTCGTCATCTGCAAGCATACCATATTGAATTTCGATGTATCTGTAATATGCAAGCCTAAAGTCATCAATGCCTCTGCAATAGGATTGTTTTCTCACAGCGCACTCATCCGAACTCGGCTCACAAATACAATCTTCTTTCATAGGGCATTTTGCACATTCAATCGTCATTCTCTCCACCTGCCTTTACTATATCTATTGCCACATCCCTAACAATGAGGTTGTGATTCATTACTGTTCCGTCGCCAACATCTATATTTGCATTAAATGTCCATTCGTTAAGGTTTTTTATAACCTTGTCAATGTCATAGGCTGTCGGCATATTCTGAATGTAATCGTGTAATGCGTCAACACAACCACCCCAAGTTTCTATTTCTTTTAGCAACTGACTTCTGCTGATTAAATCACTCATTCTTCATCGCTCCTTTGCTTTGCATTTATGCCCTAAACTTGGTTTGTAAAACAATCCGCACTTTTCACACCGGCAAACTGTTGTCTGTTGGCTTATATGGCTATTAAACCAAGCCTTTGTTGCCCTGTCATATTTTGGCTTCATTCTTCATCACTCCAATCTAATTTTTGACCGCAATGTTTACAATACTTTGGCTTGTTATCGTAAGGCATTTCGCAGCAAAGGTTTGTGTTACACTTAGGGCATAAATCATAAGGCCTTCCGTTTACTCCATTCCATTCATGCCATATTCCCTCACTATCGAAACAACCATCGTGTACAGGTTTCTTCGGTATCTGCTTTTGCATTGCTGATACTGCAAGTTTGGACGCTTCTCTTGATATATTACTTCCAAATGGCATATCAATATTCTGCTGAAATTCTTTAATTGCTTCACTCTCTTTCCCAAAAATCAGGGCAATTTCTCTTACATTTGTCGCACGGCGTACAATGTGGTGGAACATCCTCGTATTTGCATCCAGCACATCCGTCCGCATTAATCCTCTAAGGGTTTCTGTGGCTTCATTAAGAGCTGCTAAGAAGTTTGTAACTCTTCTTGAAATGCCGGTAATCACAGTTCCACCGCTTAATTCTAAGCCTTTAAGTATTTTTTTTACTTCCATTCTTTACCACTCCTTTAACAATTTTTAATTATTAACTCTTTATCATTGCTGAAATCATACTGTCGCTGCGGAAAATCACAAAACTTGTTTGACTGTTTATTCGGCTTGTTGTATTTCCCTTCAAGAACTTTAGCCATATTATCTTCCTTAATCAGCCAATCAAAGCTAGCCGACCAATTTCTGCTATTGTTTCCTTTAAGGAAATCAGACTGTTCTGCCTTTTCAAAAACTTTTTTAAAATCATCAAGCGAATATGCCTTTAGGCTGCTGCCTATTATTTCCGCTCTGTTTTTTGTGATATTTTTCACTCCCCCAAATGAACAACAAATCCTGTTAAACAAATCAAGGATATTTTGACATATATCTTTTCTTTCATTCTTATCATTCTTTATATTCTTGTTTGTGTTCACTTGTTGTTCACTTGTTGTTCGTTTGTTGTTCACTTGTTGTTCACTTTGTTGTTCACTTTGCTGATAAAATTCCCAATTTGTTATGGAAATAAGCCGATTTTTGCTACTCGTTTGTTGTTCAATTTGTTGTTCACTTTTTAAGGATTTTAAAATTCGTTCAACTTTACTTTCATCAATGTGAAGTGCTAAAGCGATTGATTTTCTCCCTGTGATAAGCTGTCCCGGTTTTAATATTATCTTCTCACCTTTAAATAAGGCAGGATGTTCATTATGCGAAGCATTGAGTAACAGGTATACCCATACGGCTAAATGGTCTGTGTCTTTCATTGTGACAGGATTATCAAGCAATTTCCTGTGTAGCTTAATCCAGCCCTCGGCGTTCAATAAAAACACCACCTCTCATTTTTAAAATGGCAATCCCTCGTCCTCAATGCCGTCCGGAATACTCATAAAGCCATCTCCTGCAGCACCTGGTTCAGGTCTAAATGGTCTGTTCTCGTTGGTACCATTCTTGCTCTCACAAAATTCGTGTCTTTCTACAACGCAATCATTAGTGTAGACTTTCTGCCCGTCCTTATTAGTGTAGCTGCCTGTCTGCCATCTGCCCTCAACGATAATCTTAGTGCCTTGATGTAAATATTTCTCCGCAAACTCTCCGTTCTTGCCAAATGCTATACAGTTAATAAAGTCTGCTGTCTGTTCGCCCTCTTTCTTAAAATCTCTGTCAACAGCTAATGCATACCTTGCTACCGCCATACTTCCATTTGCTGTCTGTGAATATCTAATCTCTGGGTCTCTAGTCAGTCTCCCACATAAAATTATACGATTCATTACTTTTCCTCGCTTTCTTCTACTTCCGCATTGCCTACTGCAAGTGCCAAAAATTCGTCAAATTCATCTATTGTAATATCCCAATCGTCGCACCAGTCGTACAACGATATTCTTTGACACTCTTTTCTAATGGCATATGCTATTGTTTCTGCTGTTGATTTCTTCATATATTATTCCTCACTTTCTAATAAATCTTTATTGTCAAATATGTTTCCGATAACCTTGCTTTCTGAATACAATCCGTTTGCTGTTATTGCATCAAGTCCAACCGCAGATGTTTCTGTGTCTTGAAATATAAATCCAGCACAATAAGCATCCCATTCAATTTGCGTTTGAAAATTGCGTTTTCCGTCTTTGCATTCAATAATATCATTCTCCCAAATCAGCTTGCCGTTCTTGTCTTTCAAGCCTGTGCATTGGCAGATGGTGGATGGGTCAATTTCTGTCCAACCGTCTGTTTCTCCATGAGAAAAGAACATTGATGTAGGCTCAAATATTAAATGTACGGGTTGTTCGTATTCATTAAAACCTAATACATAATAGCCAATTATCCACTGCTCTTTTTCCGGAAATTCTCTCCAATCAATTCTCTTTGCCTTGAATAAATATCTATCTTTCATATTCTCTCCTATTCTACTTCTGATTGAAGCCATTCTTTCCAGCATTTAGAACATTCCGTTTTTTCACGGCAACAATCGCACGAAATGTCCGCATACTGTGAGGAAATACCATCTTCTCCGACAATGTCTAAAAATTCTGCTAACTCTTCATCCGACATATTCCTTATTTTGCCGGCATTGGTGTGGTTAGTTTTATAATTCTGTACGCTTGCCACTTCTGCAAAAGCTGTGAGCATATCAGCAAAGTATTTCAGCATACTATCTCTGTCGATGTTGTGCTTATCTGCCATAGCACATACACTTGCTAATGTGTCAGCTACTATGTCTTGTAAATCTTCCATTTCTTTGTCTGTGAGATTGCTCTGATTATCACTCATTTTCTCCACCTCTCAATTCTTTCAGTTTTTCTTCGGCTTCGCCTTTTGCTAGAAATAATGTTCTACCAAGTTCTTCTGCTCTTAATTTACCGCAGCATCTTTGATCGTCAGATTCAAATTCAATGTATAATATTGTTTTAGTAGGCGTGTAAGAATGCATATATATTCCTTTTACTATAAGTTCCTGCACACCATCATCGAAACAACGATAAATGCTATATATCTTATCTCCCACCTTGCAAGGTAGCTTGATAAGTCTGTCATCTTCCTCGAAAGTCTTATACTCTCTCCATATGTCAACATCACCATCAGTCAGTACGATTGCTTTCTTCGGATGCTGACAACCATCAGGAATGTGCTGACGTAAGATTTCAGTAAGCTCTTTCAGCGGTATGCCGATAAGTTCCTCTAAGTCCTCATACTCCCATAACTTCTTACAAGCATCATAAACCAATTCACAATTATCACATTTTCCGCTCGAACCTAAACCATCACATTTGCTAAAACACATTGGATAGTAGTAATCTCCCATTTCATTTTTTTTCGTTATTCTCTCCATTACTACTCCTTTCCCTTGCTGCAGAACGGAACATCATCAGCAACATTTCCGATACTGGTCTATTCCTGTCTTGCCTCTTTGCTTTCTTGATTGCTTTAAGATCGTACCACTCACCTTGATAATTCATTCCGGCTGGTACGTACACGCCTACCCGGTAAGGAATCTCTTGCTTAATCTGCTCGTACACTTCTTCGGGCATTACATAATAGTTGTAATCGCCAATGAAATTATGACCATTCTTGCTATGAAAATCATCGACAGACGATTTAACCTCATAACAATAAAAGTCACCTTTTTCAATGCCAGAAACAGTATTGTTCACTGGTTTAAATTTCATAAAATCAACTCTGACCGAATGTGATGTCGCCCAATCAAAAGTTACCTCTCTCGCCCAATAGATTCTGGGGTCATTGTTCGGGCAGATGTGTTTTAATATTGACAGCGAGAGAATTGCTGTAATCTGCGGCCTATTGCTCATCCTTACTCCTTTCTCATAAATCTTTGAATTATGCTTCTATGCTTTTTTCTGCCAGTTATAAATTCTTCACGCTTTGCTTCTTCCGATGCTTCGTGGTTCTTTCGCTTTATGTGTTCCAACTCTTCATACCTTCCATACGCACTTCCTGCATAGACTCCAGCAGTATAAAAATCTTCATAACACCTAACTATTACATTTGAAAATTCTTCGCCTAACAATTCCGTCACTGGGCATTCTGAACATTTTAATTCTGTATGGTGACAGGATGCAAATGTATGTTCACACTTTTTTATAGGCTGATTCTGCTTCTCCACAAACAAAGTGAAAGATCGGCATCGCTTGAGCATACTCCAATACCATTTTAGTTCTTCAAGCCACTCTACAATCTGTTCGTGTTCCTTGTTGTGTTTTTCGGCAAGATCAGGATTATTTGAAAATATGACACTGCCTTCTGTTGCCATAGCTTTGTGTCGTTTTATCGCTTCGTCAATATTCATTACTGCTCCTTTCCCAATTCAATATTTAAATTCTCTGTTTGAAATAAATTTTACAATTTCTCCATTTTCAATAATTACAAATTCTGCATAGAAATTGTCTATATTGTCTTTCATAGAACATTCTAAATATTCGTCTTGTTTATCATCATATCGCTCAAACCATCTTTCCACCCCATCATCGCAACTCGTATTTTTAAAAACAAAGAATGGATACTCGCTTTCGTCAAGCCCTAAAATGTTGTCCGCAATCTCATTAAATCTTTCGATAATATTTTCTCTTTCAAGAGTAGACAGCCCATCTTCGCCTGATTTATCGTAATCTGTATTCTGTTTAACAAATTTTCTGATACTGTCAGAAACAAGTTGCCTATCTTTCGTGAAGAATATCTGTTGATTTGCAAGTTCCCAACAAATTCTATCTGCCGTATTCTTGCAGATATTTACCTTGTGATTCGTTCGCTTATATACTTCTCCTGTCATGTCTGATATAATGCTTTTCTTAAAACCAAAGGGCGTTGTAATAAACTCGGGGATATATTTATCCGGAAGAATCCCCATAACTACAGGCGAGAAAAGCCATGAATTTTTAAAATCACAAATAATTTCTCCTGTATAATCTTTTTTAATTCCAAACAAACTGCTATGACTCATACCGTTCTCTCCTTTTCACCTTTAATCGTCCTTTTCTTCAAAATCATCGCAACTATCATCATACATAGTCACTATTCCGTAATTGTTGCTATCGGTATTGCTACAATAAAATTCCTTTTCTGTTGTAGAATACTTGTTATATTTGCATTCTCCGCAAATTTCTCTTGCCATATAATCTCCTTTCTAAAATGGGCACTCATTAGAATTTTTTAATCTTTCAAAACTGACATATCATACCCACTTTCAATAAACTTCAATGTTTTGGCATGGTTGCACCTATTTCCAAGATATGTATAAATCTGCTCCATATCTTTCTCAGTAAAATCGGTTTCCAAAAACTGATTTATGCCGCCAAGCATAAATCTGTGAAATTTATCATTGCTCCGTTTGGTGTAATATGGCTCTGCCTTGTGCGCAGGTCTTGATAGCCATTCCAACATTTTGCACTTTACATCTGTTTCATTTTCACAATCTTTTAATCCGAAATATGTATTGCTTCTAATATGTGCTATAAATTCTGCGTTATGATTTATAACGCTATTAGGAAAGCAATTCATTAACTTTGTAACTATATCCCAACTAATCAAAACGGACATTCATCTCCTTTCCTTAAAACCCATTCCTTGTTACGTTCTGCAACATCTACGTTTGCGTTTCTAGCAACTTTTTTCATCTTCTCGATAAAACTATTTTTATCAGAATTTTCACTTGATAGATGGCACATTATGACGTTCTGCAAGCTATCTGAATAATTTGCCTTAACAAAATCGCAAGCTGTGTCAATGCTTAAATGACCTCTGAATACGTGATTGGCTTTGCCTGTGTTATCCTTGTCTATTAAATCTTTGTCATAATTCACACCTAAGAGAATGTGGTTTATGTCTTTAAATCTCCACTTAATTAGTTCACAATCGGTTATGTAAAGCATTCTTCCCATTTCCTTGTGAGTAATCAGAAAGCCGTATATCGGGCAAGGTTCGCCATTTGCGTCTGTGTGTGTCCAGTTTCCGTCTGTTGTTGTCAAATCAAAAGGTTTTACTGTAAATCCGCCCATCTTCATTGGTTTGCAACTATCGCCTAAATATGGGGCAAATATCGGTATTCCCATAGCCTTAAAATTGTTTGCTGACTTGCTGTGGTCAAGGTGTTTATGGGTGCATAACACACCCACAACATCTTTAATGTTCCAATCTAAGCCTTTCTTGATTTCCTTAATCGGTATTCCACAATCAAGGATAAGTGTTTCTCCACTGTTGGAAGTTAGCAGATAGCAATTTCCTGTACTTCCTGTTGCTATACATTTAAGTTTCATATCCGTTCTCCATTTTTAGCCTGTCTTTTACACCAGCAATCAATATATCTGTTTTCATCTTCGGCTTTAGGAACTAAATATTTCCTGTAGCGATTAATTAAAGGCTTCATCTGTTTGTTGTAAACATCCTCGTTAATATAGTTCCATATATCCATATAAATCGTGTTATACTTAATCAGTGGCTTGTATTTAAACACATCATCATTCACAATGTTTACTTTGAAATTAAGCGGTAACTGCTTTCCGACAAGTTCAATGACTTCACGATTTTTCTCAACAACTGTTATCTGCTTAACATCCTCTTTGTCCTGTATTGCAAGAATAATAAGACCTATTCCAAGTCCACCAATAAGGACATTTCCGTGTGCATTACGAACAAAATCCCTATTTGTCTCCTTTTCCATAGGCGTGTCAGACATTACGCATTCACCTCTATTGATAAGTCTTACATATATTCCAGACGGTATTCCGCAGCGAACAATCGCATAAAAGTCATTGTCTGAAATTTCATAATGTTGGAGTTTAAAATCCCCGACTTGTCCGTCTTTCAGTATTGATAGCATATTCTTATACACCTACATCACCTCACTTCCTTAATACTTAATATTCATATTTCCGTGTTCGTTTACCCAGTCAATAGCTTCTGCGTATGTCACGCCATTATTTTTCAAGACATATAGCAGATTATGAAATTTAGGGTGCGTTTCTTTCAGCCTTAAAAATCTGCTTTCTTTCTCTAAGTGACATCCGAATCCACACAGCACGCAGCCTGTTCTTTGGCAACCAGTTGTTTTCAGCAATGGTCTTTCATTATCAAAAACCCCAAAATCCGCAAATGACATCTGATTTTCGCATTGCCCCATAGCTTCATAATCTGTTACTACTTCGCCATAAACAGAACATATCGCTCCACACTCTTTAAAGGGATGAAGTGCTGTTGCCCCTGTTGTGCGGTAAACAACTTTGTTTCCATATCTCATCACTTTTCTGTAATATGCGTTAGATGACATACTTCTTGCATTTTCTTTGATGTAAAGCAACACATCCTGTTCCGTCCAAAAGCTCATAGGATTGCTATGTGGTCTTGTGACATTAAAAGCATTACAGCCATCCTGCAACCATTTCTGTGTACGCATAACGCTTTCACTTGCCATAGTCGCTATAATCGGCTTTCTGCCTGTTTCTTTTTCGTAATCGTGTGCAGGCTTTTTCTTCATAATGTCACAACATAAGTCGCTTATTTCAAATGGTGCGTCAAGAAAGAATTTATATTTTTCTTGATTAAACTGGCTGTAATTGCCTTTGCTATCTGTCAGTTCTCCATTTAGTCTGCGTAACCTGTATTCTGAACCACTAGGGATAACTCCCATCTGCAAACTCTTGTACTGTTCGTTCTGCTTGTCTATTCTCCTGTCTATTCCTAGCAGGTCTGCCATATAGCAAGCATACGGAACCGTCTGTCTGTCTGTCTGTCTGTCTGTCTGTCTGTCTGTCTGTCAAGATTGTGTTGTTAGATTTTTGACTGTCAAGGTATTTAACATATTTTCTTGCACCGCTTACACAATTTGACACTTCCTTGCTAATCATCGGAAATCCATACTGTTCGCAAACCTGTGCGAATGAAATCTTGGGCTTCAAAATCACAAGATTATCAAATGTCTGTGCAAACTGTTTCAATTCTGGATACTGTGTCGGAACATCCACAAATACGAACGGGATGTTTTTATATCCGCAAACTTCTCTGATTATGTGCCCTAAAACTGTGCTATCCTTGCCACTGCTAAATGACAGATACACTCCATCTTCGCCGAATTCATTTACCCAGTTCCTTATTCTCTCGGCTGTCATTAAAACCTTGATATTCAGTGGTAATGCCTGCCATTGGTATAATTCCTGCATTGTATGCTTTGCCATACTCACACCTCGATTTCATCATCTTGTGGAAACTGAAAGTACTCTGCTGTAGCTTTCCGAAATTGTTCCTCGCTCAAAATACTCTGTACTTCTTCAAAACGCTTTGAACCGGCTGTGCAATGACAAAACACATTATTTTCATATACTTTTCTAAGCATTTCCATAGCCTTAATTGCCTTTGATTCGGTGGAATAAGTCGCAATAAGACTGTTCAGAAACACTTCCGGCGGTTCTGCGACATTTTTAACTGCAACAATTCCATAATTCCCACCGCCACTATTTAATATTGAAAAAACAAAGTTTTCATAAGGAACATCCGTTTTTCCTGTCTGTGAAATTACTCTCATCCGTAAAACTCCTTTCTAGCGTCAACTACCTTACACTTTAATTTGTAACCCCAATCATCAATCGGTGGTCTTTTACTCGGACAGCAGATAAACTCTCTGCAAATCCTCGGTCTAACAGAATAAATCTCGCACTTTTCTTTTGGCTTATCATCATTAAGAAACGGACAAGTCATATCCATTATTGGTGTAGCTGTCGGATAATTATGCCTGTGTTCCTTAATATGATGTTTCTTGATGTACTTGTGGATTGTTGCAATCTCATCTTCTGTCATAGGAAGTAAGTTACTACAACAATTACCACATTGAGTGCACTCTCCGTTGCAAGTCAAGTCATAAGTGCCATTATTCATATCAGCCATCATCTGTTCTAAACTTGCTGATTTCATAGGCTTACTCCTGCATAAATGGTGGTAATGTGCTATCTTCTGCCTGTTCTTCGGTTACTTCTGTAGCTGTACCCTCAATAATGTTGCTTTCTTCAAAATCAACGCTGTTTGCGTTTTCTTTAATCTCATCAGCAACAACCTTTTCTGTATCAAGTTTCACATCTGATATATTCTGAAATTCTTCCTGCGCATATAACCCTTGAAATCTGTCCGGGAAAGCTTCTCTCAAAGCCTGTACAACAGCTACTTTTCTAATCATTGTAGCTGGTTTTTTCGCCCATTGACTATTGAGCGAGCCGTCTTTTTTTCTTCCTGCATACTCATCAAAGCCTACTGACTGATACTCGTCCTCTTTTCCGTCGATAAAGATTTTCGCCCAGCCGCCTACGATAGTTTCGTTAGGTAAAACCATTGTTCCCTCTCGTTCTTCAACTGTTCCGTCCTTTTTAATTACAACGATTCCTGCTTTCTTTCCCTTATATCGTGGGTCTGCATTGGCTCTCTTTGTGAAAACATCTTTTCCGGTAACTATTGTGGCTGGGTCGTTACTTCCGTACTTAATAAGGTATGCTTCTCTCAAAAACGGATTTAAGTGCTGGTATCTGCATAATGACATAAACATCATTACTTCTCCGTCAGATACATTACCGCCGCCATTTACAAGATATCTTCTTATCATTGTTGGAGAAATTTTTACCATTTCTCCATTTGATTCATATTCAACTAACTGTGTATTCTCTGCCATAATTACTTTCCTACCTTTCTCCACTTAAAATCTGACCGACAATCTGTCTTAATTCGTTGCTAACCCTGCTTACAGTCCAAAAATCCGTAGTATCAAATGCGTGAGCACAATCAAATCCAATGTACCACTTGTTTTTATCATCAATTTCAAGCGGACTAGGTGCTTCTTTGTTTGCATATGTAATGCCGCCGTGGCAATTTATACTTGCTGTATTGATAGGCAACCTTTTGGAAACCTGCACATATCCACATCTGTAACAGTTGTCGCCCATATGCCGCATTATCACATAACAGTTAAAGCCATTGAAGTTGAATGAATGCTCTAATATAGAAGTCATATTATCCCTCCACAATCTCTAATTTCTCACTATCATTAACAATCAGCATAATCAACTGGCTATCCACCATTTCAGCAACTTTCTTCTGATTGTCCGTACTAAGGCTTTCAGAATCATCTAAGATAATAGGCACAGATATATCACTAATCTTCTGTATTGAGTTGCAAATGTCAACTCTACCTAAAATCCTGTTGCCCTTGTTAGACATTGTTGTTAAAATGCTCTTTCCGTCAACAGTAGGTATGCAACAACTCTTGTAATTGCCATTCTTAGCATATTCAAACAACTGCCACTTAACTAAGCTAAAATGACTGTTTACTGCTTCTGTCAAGGCTTCATTCTTTGCCTTATCCAGTTCGTCAAGCAAATCAAGAATTTTCTCAGCATTAGCCTTATTCTGTTCAGAATCAATCCTTGTCCGCTTTAATTCTTCAAGTCGCTGTTCATCTGCTGCCGTATCAGCCTTTGCAATCTGACTTTCACACTCTGCTAACTGCTGCCTTAAAGCTGTTTCCTGTGCCTTTAATTCTGCCTTAATCGTCGAAATATCATTAGCCTTGTGCATAGCTTCTTCCTTTTCAGCAATCCGCTGTTCAAGTGCCTTGTATTCCTCGATGGCTGATACATCAATCTCCTGTGGAAGTTCTGCTAACTGCTTTTCAAGGTCTACTAAATCCACTAAATGTTTTTCTAACTTCTGCTTTCTGTCAGCCAATTCCTGTTCAGCTTCAACTAACAATCCTTTGATTTCATCAAGCATTTTCTTAGCTGTGTTGCCCTTATCGGTAATTCTGCTAAGTTCAGTTTCTTTATGTGCCTTAAAATCTGCCTTTAGTTTCTCTTTCTTTTCCTCTGGGTATTCCTGTTTACAATAAGGGCAAATAAGATTATTCTCGTCAAATACACGCTCTTTTTCAGCTTTCCATTCGGTTCTGCTATCATCAAGTGTTTTCTGATATTCAGCTATCTTGTCCTTATCAAAACTAACAACATCTTCTGCGTTGCTGATTGACTTCTTGCTATCCTCAATCACATAATTAAGGTTACTAATCTGTGATTCAAGTTTTCTCCTAGCCTTAACATTTTCTTCATTAGCTTTGCGTGACATATCACTAAGCTCAAATTTAAGATTGAGAATATCCGAACTAGCCTTGTCATATTCAGCTATCAACTTGTCATTGTCGGTCTGCTTTGCCATGCAATCAGCAATCTGCTCTTTAAGGCTGTTCTTCTGTAATTCAAGGTTAGATACTTCAATAGCCTGTTTAAGCTGAATGTCACGCTCCTTTTCCTTAATCTGTCCGTCAAGAATAGGCAAATCCTTTGTAATTTTGGTCTTGGTAGCCTTATTCATAGCGGATAATTCCTCAACTGTATATTTATTAAGTAAAGGAACTAACTCGGCTAATTCGGCTTTCTGTGAAGCAATATCAAGGTCTGTAACATCTCCCACAAGACCGAATAAGTATTCTCTCATTTCTGCCGGCTTCTGATTAAGAAAAGCATTTACATTACTACACATCTTGAATGCATTCATATCAGCATCAAGGTATGTGTTGAAATCCTTTAAAGTCTTAGGCACATCATTGATAAAGTACTTGTTATCGTCCTTATAACTGCTGCCATCTTTGCTGTAAGTACGCTTCTGCACTTTCTTCATAGTTATTTCTTTTCCGTCGGCATCAAGTGTGAGTTCAACACTTGTATCCATATCATCAACGGACTTTCCGTCAACCTCTCGTCTGACAACCGGATTATCCTTTAACTCATAATCACAGTTAAATAAGCACCATAAGTAAGCTGTGGCAATAGTTGACTTACCCTTGCCATTCTTAGCCATAATCTTTGTAATGGCGTAAAAATCAAATTCTGCGTGTGCGTAACACATAAAGTTTTCAAGCACTACTTTTTTTAATTCCATAAACTATCCTTTCTACCATTCAAGGTTCATAACTGATACTTCAAAGGCTGTTTTCTTTTCGCCGTTCTTCATATAATCCCTTGACTGAAATCTGCCTGTAATTCCAATTCCTGTGCCTACGGCAATATCATCATTAATTATTTCCGCACTGTATTCCCAGGCTATGCAAGGGATATAGTCGGATTTCCAATTATATTTCCTGCCAACAGCAAGTGAGAAATCTGTAATTTTCTTTTTAGAGGAAGGTGTTTCTCTGATTTCTTTCTTGATGCACACAGTACCTTCAAGAGAAACTACGTTTTCATCAATTCCTGAATAAACCAAACTTTCTGTTGCGTAAAAGTACACTAACAGGTGTCCGTCAGAATTTCTGCTTCTGATTTCTCCATTAAGGGTTATCCTGTCATCAACGTCGTAGATAAGATTGTCCTTTTTGGTTATCACAGGAACCACATCATAGGTCCCACTTTCTCTTTTGACTGATATGTCAAAAGTATAAAATTCTTCTCCATTTTTAGCTGTCCAAAGCAAATAAGGGGGGGTTGCCATTGTTCCGGACATTCTTGCTTTATTCATTCTTCTCTCCTTTCTGCCCTGGTTATTTTGCCATCTTCAATCACAAAACTAATAGGCAGCCCCTGTGAGATTTTCTCCAAATCCCCAACTGGCATTTCGTTAAAATCTGTTATTATCATTCCTCATTCTCCTTATTCTTTCTAATTCTTCTAAAATAATGCTTGCGTAGTCGCTTTCTGCTTCATACTTTGCATTAGGTGTTCCTGTCCTGTAGTAATTCAAAGCAATCCGGGTGTCCCCATTAGCTTCTTCCATACAAAGGCTCATAATGTAACAAGCCATCTCGGAATTATCCTTAAGGGAATACTTGTAGTTATACAAGCCATTCTCATTAGCTGTCATATTCCAAGTTTTAGCATTAATCTGGAACATTCCATAATCCCCGGATATAGGATTGTATGCTGACATCTGATAACAGCTTTCCTGTTTTGCTACAGCTAACATTAAGTCATAGTCAATGTTGTATTTTTCACAGGAGCTTCTTATTATTTCCCTGTCGCTCTTGCTTAGTGGGATAAAACTGTACTTGTCTTTTTCAATCCCTAAGTCATATTCCGGAGTAAAATATTCCGTTGTTTTTTCAGTTTCAAAAGTTTCCGTTTCAATCTCACAAGCAACTGTTTCATTTTCTGTAGAAATTGTTGCCTTGGTTGCTTTTATCTTTCCTATTACAATGGGAATAATCACAAGCATAGCTGCGGAAACGTTAATTATTATTTTTCTTTTATTCATTTTTTCTTTGCCCTTGCATATCTATCAATCGTTTTCTGCTTCTTGCCGTCTTTACTTATAAGTGTTACATAGCTTCCGCCATCATCTTTAAGTAACATCCATTGGTTAGGAATAAGCCCATAGGCAGATACGGCAATTTTCAAATCTCTTGTTAAGGCTTTAGGCTGTTTCATTCTTAACTCCTTTCAAGAACTTATTAACAAAATAGACCTGTCCTTTACCGGTAACCTTTGTGGTTTTGGTAATTCTCACAGAACCGTCTGGATTAACAAGGTTGCTTTCCTTGATTTCAAATAATCCCTGTTCAACAAATCTCTGCTGTGGCATATTCCTTGATGAACCGCATTTAATAAGGAAGTTATTCTCTCGCAACCAATCAAATAATCGTTTCTGCCCTATCTGGTAGCCGTTCTGACAAATTAACTTTGCTAAATCTCCAACAAGGATTGATGTGTGGCTTGTTGCTACGGCATCGGCAAAAATCTCTTTAGGCTTCATCTGTTCAATTCTTGCCTGTTTCTGTTCGATTATCTTATCTCTTTCAGCTATCTTGTTATTGGCTACAAGAAGTGCCTTTGCCATAAGTTCTTCATCAGATAAGGTTTCCTGCCCTGCTATGTAGCCGCCATTCTTTCTGATTGACGGAAGAACCTCTTCCATTACCCACCTTTCAAATTCCTCTGCTTTAGGCAGTTTTGACTTCATAATAAGTCGGTAAATATCGCCCTCTGTTATAAACAAAATGTCCTGATTTCCGCTATTGGTAGGGATGTTCCATTTTAGAACCCCCTTGCAATGAGTTTGCACTGCCTTATGAGGTATTGCATATCCTAATGCCTTTGCAACATCGCTTCCGGCAAAATATGTCTTGCTATCCTTAGTAATGGTTCGGATTTCTCCAAACTCTTCCGAATTAAAAATCTGTAATTCGTTCATTTCATTCTCCTTTCCTTAATCTCTGTGAAACTATCACACTATGATAGTTTTATCGCAAAAAAATTTCAGTTTTTTCACTATCTGTCATTTCAAGATAGTTTCCAAGGTCTTCCAACTCAACAATAGTAAAAGGGATTCTGCCATTCATCTTTGAATTAAAGGTTGTAATGCTTTTCCCGATAGCTGTTGAGCACTGGTTATAATTTCTACCACGTTCCCTAATGGCACCTTTAAGTTTTGGTAAGTTCATTTATGCTTCCTCCTTTCTTGCTTGCTATGATAGTATACTATCACACCACGATAGTAATGTCAATAATGTTATGATAGTTTTTTTATAAAATTGTTTACTTTTTTATCATAGTATGATAGTATTATAATACAATAACAAAAGAAAGGAGTGATAGCAATGAGTACACAGTTTTGCACAAGAGTTGGTAACAATATAAAGAAATACAGAAAAGAAAAAGATATTACTCTTAAAGAACTAGCCGACAAAATCGGGCTGACAGAAGCCACTGTACAAAAGTACGAAGCTGGAAATATCAAGAAAATTGATGTTGAGATGTTAAAAAAGATTGCCGATGCTTTAGGTGTGCTGCCAGAAAGCCTTACTGAATGGGGTAAAGAAGAATACCTCACTTATAAGCAAGAACATCAGGGCGAAGAAGAAGCAAAAGTAATAAAAAAATACAACCAACTTACGCGTGGGCATAAAAAGGTTGTACTTAATTTGTTAAACAGCTTAATTGAATGTCAAGAAAAGTATAACTCCGACAAGTAATCCTTAATTCTTTGGCACTCACAAACCGGAAGAACTTCTATTATTGATATAATATCATGTAGGAGTTCTTCTTTTTTATCCATTTTTTCTTTTTCCATTTCAACCCTCCCAAAATACAACTAAATAGCGATAACCTAATATTAGAACAAACGTTCTATATTGTCAATAACAAAATGCTGTCATATAATCTACTTTATAAATATATCATAACTGTTTTTACTGTGATGATAAACAAATCGCAAGTTTCGACAGTTTACTTTATAAAAGACTAAGGAGAGGTTTATATGGATGATATGATATGTGAAAGGTGTGGTAATAAAATGCACACATACGAAAGAGAAATTAAAGATTATACCGGAGCTGTAATCAGAAAAGAAACGTATATGCAATGTCCGTATTGCATTATACATTATTCAAAGGAAAAGTATAATCAGAAAGAATATAAGATAGCAAGTTACTTTGGAATGTTTCTTTGTGCTTTAATAATTATAGGTACACTTGTTCCATTTGCTAAAACATTGGGAGTAAACTATAACCTTTTTAAAATATCAATTCCTGAGGGATGTTGTTGCCTTATAGCCGGATTAGCTGCATTTATGTTCTTGTATAAAGAAGCTCCTATCGGTGCAGTTTTTAGTTTTATCTGTGCATTAGTTTTTCCTTCGGCAGGAATAGGATATACCTCAGAAGCTGAAAAATTATTCAATGCTATTGGCACAACCCCACCAATCGAAAGAACAGCCGGGTTTTATATGATTATAGTTTCTTCTTTATTAGGGATTGCAACCTCTTTGTATTGCCACTTTAGGAAGAAGCAATCATAAATTAAAGGTAAGGGAATCCCCTTACCTTTTCTTTTTTTAGAGGCACTGTCAACGCCAATCAAACAGTGCCCCACCAGAACTTGAAATTGTCCCCTTAGAGGACTTTTTTAATTTATCACGTTTATAAAACCGATTAAAGGCGGTTCAATTCGCAAGTTTCGACACAACATCTTTTATTTTGCAATTAATCAAGTTGTCTGCCGCTTTTATCGTAAATGTGATAGTCTTTTGCCTTGTTTCTGCCCCATTCGTCAAAAGCTAATGTGAATGAGTGGAATGAGCCTTTTGAGGACTTTTCGTCTTTAAACGATTTTCTAACTCTGTAATAGTCATTGCTTGTGCTTGGGTAAGAAGCATAGCTGTATCTTGCAAGCTCTGTCTTAACTGTAATCTGCTTAGTGTTTGTCAACTTAACGTTATCAACATACGCTTCTACAGCGTATGTTCCGTCAGCTAATGCAACCGGGCAAGTATCGCTGAATCCTACCTTGTCTGTTGGATAACCTGCTTCTAATACGTCTATTCTTGACTGATTAGCTTTTATATCGTAGAGATAATAGTTCACACCAGTTTTGGATATTTTGATTTTGACATCCCCACTTCCACCATAAGCCCATCCGCTGACAAACAGCCTATCCTTGCCATCCATTTTAGCAACGTCTAAGAAACCTACAACATTTTTACTTGCTTCTGTAATTGGCAAATCTGCGTCAAGGTAAGGTTCAGGATTGAGCCATTCAAAGTTCCTTGTATCGTGAATACCGATTGTTACATTGAGGCTCTTATATTTTCTAACCTCAAAATGAACGTGAGCTCCGTAACTGAACCCTGTGTTTCCCATATACCCAATAACAGTTCCTTTAGTTACTTTTTGACCTTGTTTGACTGCTACGCTTCCTAAGTGAGCATACAGAGTAACATAATTATCCTTATGCTGTATCATAACATAATTACCATAGCCCATTCCTTCTGGGTCATGAACACAGTTCGTTCCTGTCATCTTATCCATAACTTTGACAACTGTTCCGTCAGTATGTGCTATAATACTATCGCATTGATTAGTTTTCTTTACCACATCAACACCGATAGCCCATCCATTTCCCGAATGAACCTTATCATAGTGCTGTTTGTAAGATTGTGTTATCTGATTTTCTCCAGTTCTTAAAATTCTTGACATAATTAAGTCTCCTTTCCTTTACCTTATGCAATATCTACAGAACCAAATTCTTTAATGTAAGCGTCTACGTCTTTAATTCCGAGATATTCCTTGACTTCTTCAATTCCCATAGGTTGTATTCCCTCACTCGAAGTTCTGAAATACGCCTTATTCTTGGTTTTATATAAGGCTTCCATGTCGCCTATGTAAATGACTTCTGATGTTGTTGTATCATACAATTTTTCGTTAATTATTGCTTTCATTGTTTTACCTCCTAAAGACTTTTAATAAATTTGATTGTCCACCAATCTGCTTCTATTGTAAGAGCTTGCGTAGCATACCCTAATAAGTAATAAGTAGTATTAGCTGTCAGATTAACTAATATTACCCCATTCATACAATGAGGTTTACTATTTCCTATATATGTTACACTATCTTGATAAGCGTATGCAGGATATTGTAGCGTAGTCGAATTTCGTACACAAACCGAAAATTGTTCCCCTTGCGACATAGTGCAACGATATTGAGGGAAAATCATATACCAACCTGTTTTCTTGCACATAAAAGACGCTAAGGCTGTATTTGTAGACTTTGCTAACGTTTTGGTTATAGTGGTCGCATTTGTATAAAATAAGCTACCGCTACCAATCAAATAATCCCAAAAATCAATAAGGCTCACTTGCTTATTTGTTCCTAATCCTGCAATAATGTCGCCTTGTGCTGTGATTTTGCCAGAAGCCTCAATATTTCCTGTTGTTTCATCTCCTACATCTTCTATACCTGCCTTGACATATATACTTTTGACATATAAATTTTGCCAAGTTTGTTGTGGAGAGCCAAGATTAGGAAAAGTTGCCCTATACCCAGACGGAGTAGGTACATCGTCTGTTGCTGGAATTGGGATTAAATCGCTAATAATCTTGTCTGCCTTAAAGTAATTTGTGCTAATCCCCATCATATCTGTTTCAAAAGATGTTATTTTTGTCACAGTTTTTCCGTCTTGACTTCTATCATAATACCCACATCTGATAGTCGGACATTGGTAAGTAAAAGTTCCTACCCCTGCACCGATGTTAATTTGTCCGGCTCCGTTTGGGGTTATTTCACACCAAGCCTTGTAACTTCCTGTTATGGTTGCAACACTACTATTCCATTGGTCTACCCAATCAAGTTCTCTTGAAAAGCCATTTTCCGTAATGTTGAAATCTGCAATTTTGCCACTCGTCGATTCCAAATATGTACCATACAGTTTTGCACCTGTAATTTTGCCACTTGCGGTAATGTCTTGTGCAAACAAGTTAGTAACGTCAATCTGTTTGGCTTTTATAGAATTGGTTGTAATTTTTCCACCGTCAATCGTGGTGGTGTTCGGACTGTAGATATTCTCTTTAATCTCGTCAGCGGTTTTCTTTGCACCTACAACCACACTGTTTGTACTGATAGCATTTATAAATGCTTCTTGTGAAGTAATCGTTGAAATTACCGCATTGTCAGCGAATATGTTCGCAACATCAAGTTCATTTGCGGTTATGCTACTTGCGACTATCTTATCTGCATTGATTGTACGGTCAGTGAGCACATATCCGTCTAAGCTGTCAACTGTAGTGCTTGTCAGTTCGCCAAGATTATTGAGTGCATAAAGTAACCCTTTTTCAGAACCTTTGAGAAGTATTCTATCCGCAATAAGTGTTCCTGCGGTTATCTTGTTTGCATTTACCTCTACGCTGTCGAGAAAGCCTGTTATATGTCCCTCAACTACGGTTGCACGGTCAATCAAGCCAATCTTCGCAAGCAATGTAGCCACGTTTGCGGTTTCAATGTTTGTAAGTTTAATGTTAGCATACTTTATGTCCGCTTCATCTGCTGTCATATAGCCTAACTTCGCAACCTCTGTTGATAATTGGTTTGTATCTAACTTTCCTTTTATGACCGCACTATCAGCCGTTAAGTAACCAAGTTTTGCTACTTCTGTCGACAATTCGTTAGTGTCTAACTTGCCTTTAATCACCGCACTATCGGCGGTCAAATAACCTAGCTTTGCAACTTCCACAGATAACTCACTTGCGTCTAATTTCCCCTTGATTATGGCACTATCTGCTGTCAGATAACCAAGTTTAGCAACATTTGCGGACAAGTTATCAGTAGTGATGTTGTTTGCGTTTATTTCGTCGATTTCAGCCTGTATGGCTGTTATTTTGTCTGCTGTTACTGTGTTAGCTCTTACCCATTCGGCGTCAACCTTGGTCGCAACCACTCTGTTTGTCAATAACAAGTCAGTTGTCAATCTATCCATTGCTGTTGTAAGTGGTCCCGAATAATTACTTCCTTCTCCGTCGGCATTTCCTACCGCTTTAACCTTTGTTTCACTTGCGGTAAAATCTTGATTGAGTGTCATACAAGGTACTCTTATTGTGGTTCCGTCAAGTAATGTCACTTTAACAACGTCTGTCACATCAAGGCGAATGTCATCAAGCATACTAATTTCTGCCGGGCGGTACGTTAAGTCTTTCATAGGCCCGTAATAAACATTTTCTGCGTCTTTTAGGTCTGCAAGAGGGTTAGAGCAATAAATGATATTAGGTTCACTACCTGCAAGCCATCTTGTCTCGCTGTTTGCAATAAATTCAACACCGGTTACTTTGTAATCACTGCTGTCTTTTTTCAAACTCCAAAATGAGCTAAGTGTTTTTTCGACTGGTTTTCCCCAGGCGTACCACCCAAAATTAAGCACACCCTGTCTATCAAAGTAGGCAAACATTCCCAACATAGAAGCAATGTACCCTATTATTTCTCGGCAGGTATACCCTTTAATGTAATTTCTGACAGTTCCGCCGGTGTAACTGAAATTTACTGTAACGCCGCATTGTTTGGCAATGTCATCTACAACATTTTTAAAGCCGTTAGGGATAGCCACTTTCGGTTCATATAACTTGTCAAGAAGTCTCATTCTGTCATAGGCTTTGAATGAAATTATTCCGTCATCTTCTGTCGGCTCTTGCATTATCTTATATATACCCATTGGTATCATTTCACTATCAATACCGCAGTATAATGCCATTTCTCTGTTTGCAAGAACCTTGTCATATTCAATACTTGCTTCTATGTAAGAAGAATTGGTCGAACCTATCTGTATTCTGCTTGTGCTGTTGCTACCACTATATAATTTAAGCGACTTAATGGTTTTAATAACCACTCCGTCGCTGTCAAGTAATCGTAATTCTTTATTAATTGATTCGCCGTTGATAATTGCGTTTGTTAATGCTTCACTTGTAGAATACATTCAACCACCTACTCTTCAATAAATTCGCTCATTGTCTCCATTAATTCTGCTTCTATCTCAATTTCTGAAATATCCGACAGTTTGATTTTTGAGAAAACTATGTCCTGTTCGGCGTTTTGCAAGGATATAAACTCCTTTGCAAATTCCTCTTTATTGGAAATAACATAATTGCCATTTTCAATCTTTGCATTCCCTGCTTCATCTTTTTCAGCATACGTTTCCAAGAGGTTACGTCTTGCTTCATCAAAAAGCTCGATGGCGTTTTTAAGCACCTTTGCATTTTTTATTATTGTAAAAGCCGTATTTGCCTTAAATTTGTATTTTTTGATTGCCTGAATGTCATTGTACATTTTTGCAATTTGTGAGTTTGTATAAGTCATATTCATTTGCCTACCTTTCTATAATGTCGAATGATAATTCACTGTATCTTACGTTTGACAATTCACTGTTGTAGCTGTAAACTGGCGTACTGATAGAGCCGACATAAAATTTCTTTTTAATAAAATCAGTTCCATTTGTTGGGATAAATTTTGCACTAAAAAAGTCGGACTGTTCTAACAATCCGACTATCTTGGCTACTTTTTCTTGTGACAAAGGTATCGTATTTGCCTGTAGCTTCCATTTTCTTGCCACAATTCTTCCAACAAACGTTGCTTCACTGTCTATGCTTCGCCCTGCCTTGCTGTTCCATATTGATTCGTGACTTGGCTGCAAAGACTTAATATAAGGCGAAATATCCACATCATTGATTTCTAAAAACATCTTATTCCTCCTTTATACTGTCCAAGGCAAGTCGCCTGTTTGTCTGACATACTCATTAGCCTGTTTTCTAACAGTATTGAAAATTCCGTTTTCGTTTGGAACAATTACAGTTTCCTTGTTAAGTAGTTCTCTTAAAAGGCGGTTCTGTTCTTGCATAAGTGCCACCTGTTCTGACGAACTGTATTCAGCGGTAACTTCATTGCTGTAACTAGCAGAATAGTCCGCATTATATTCTCCAAGGCTTTCAGGAACACTAGCAATCTTGTCACTCCAACCTGTTACCATCTGATAGGTTTCTCTAGCTTGATTTTCAAAACCTATGTCATATCCTTCAAGTGTCCACTTACCGTATTGCTTGAAAAGTTTTGATGGAGAAGAAATTTTAAATCCTTTTTTGAAGATATTCTTAATTCCATCTGTAACAGTTTCTAAGCCTTTCTTAACTCTGTTACCCCATTCGGCTTTTAATCCCTCAAGATAACCTTGAATACTGTATTTACCATAGCTTGCAAAATCTGATTTTGTGTTAAATGGTCCTGCTATTTTATGTGCTACCTGTTGTGCCACTTGAACACCATACTGTGTCTTAGCAGGGTCTCCTATTCCACCGATGTAATTGCTTATGGAAGTTGTTCCTATTCCTTTCCATTTACTTGGATTAAAGCCTTCTTCCATTTTGCTTGAAACTGTTTGGCTAGTGGCATCTGTATTTTTCAAAACGTCACTTACACTTGTTATATTTTCAGCTAATTCCTTATAACGTGTCTTTGTATCGTTGGCTTTTTGCTCTTGATAAGCATACAGCGATGTTTGGGTGTCTATTGCTCCGCTTGCAATAGAGGTATAATAATCAAGCTGTGTCTCAAGATTTGCTAATACATCTGCACTTTCCCTGTATTTTTCGTTAAGTGCTTCGTAGTTTGCAGTAGCGTCTCGCCACTGTTTTCCTACGTTTTTACTACTAGCAGTTATTTCTGCTATTTTCTTATCCGACTTTCTAAGTCCGTTTGGCAATGTCTCGTTGAATGCTTCATCTGCGTACTTGTCGTACATATCCCAAAACTTATTTGCTACTTCTGCCGTGTCTTGAATGACTTTTTTACCGTCTTTACTTAATATAGGTTGAAAATTGCCATATTTGTAATGTTCGGCAAGGTATGTCCTCATTTGGTCTTGCCCAATCTGATATTCAGCTTGAAGATTAACCGCTTTCTGTTGTGCTTTTTTCGTTTCGCTCTTGCTTTTGTCATAAGTGTTACGTTGTTCCATAATGAGGTCTGTTGTTTCAGTTATTCCCTTTGACGCAGCTTCTTGTAATCCTTTTGCTTTCAATGCGTCTATGACATCATAGATTTTCTCTTTTTGGTCATCCAAACTGCTGTTTTCATCTTCAAGTATCGTTTTGAACTGTTCTCCGCCCTCTTCGATAAGTATTTTCTTGTACTCATCAAGTTTCTTTAAGGCTTCCGTACTCTTGTCAGCACCATCTGCCAACTCAAAGTATTTATCCGCTATTATTTTAAGTTTGTCAGCTTGCGTAGTAGTGTCATTTTTTTGGAATGAATCGTAAATTCCGTCAGCAAGTTCTTTTATTTTATCATTTGAGGTGTTAATGTCATCAACAAACTTCTGTGTTGTTTCATCGACTTCTCCTCTAGCTTTTTCATAAAGTTCAGCAAGTCTACTGTAATAATCGTTTTCTCCAATCAGAATTGTTGCCGTAATTGCCGGGATTGCCATAAGTGGGGAAGTAAGCCCGCTTATAAATGCACTTCCTACCTTTGTACCTGCGTAAGTGGCTACGCTTCCAATTCCACTCATCAGATTACCAACCGACATTTGAGCTTTAAAACCGCTAAAGAAACTTGTTGCGGCTGTCTTTGCCAACTTGCCCATTCCTACCGCAAGCCCTATTTTTGCTACAGTTCCCCAATTAATTTGTTGTAAGAGTTGCCCGATAAAGCTAGCAAACTGTTTCCAATTAAGTGTCTTAAAAAAGGTTGTTACAAAATCCCATATTCCATTTAAAATGCCGTTAATTGCACTTGCAAAACTCTTAGGCTTGATATTCTTTATTGCATTGTTAATTAAAGAAGTAAGGTCGCTTGCAAGCCGTTTCCAATTAAAATTATTCGTGAATCCGGCAACTAAATCTAACGTGTTAGTAATGCTTTTTCCAATGAATGTTCCTGTTTTATCCCACCCAAAAGAGTGAATACCATTGCTAAGTTTTTTAGCAATCGTTTCTCCGGCTTTGTAATATTCGCCATTGGCAATTAACTTGCCTATGTTCTTAAGGAAATAAAGTTTGCTTTCAAACTTATCTGCCCATTCATTGGCTTTATTATTCATATTGTCAAAGGCTTTCTGCCATACTTTTTCGTATTCGCTTGCGGCTTCGACAATTTTATCTGTTAAGTCAATATCCCCGGTTCCTGTATTTTTACCGCTGTTATCGCTGTTTTCAGAAAGTTTATTTACTTCATCAAACCCCATAAGGGAAATGGCAGCTTTTTTCGCACTTTCAGCTACTCCGTCATAGCCATCCGAAATATCTTCCAATCCGTCTGTTGTATCTTTATAGCCACTCTGTCCGAAGCTCTCAAAGTCAATCTTAACTCCTGCAAATTGAGCAATACTGACAAGAAGCCTTTTGAAAGCTATTGTTACGCCATTTACAACAGGCATTACCTTTTGCAATACTGGAACAAAGATTTGTCCCAATACCATTCCTGTTTCAGACAAGTTCGTCTTGAACTGTCTAAGCATATTGTTAGGGCTGTTGATAGTGTTTGCTAAGTCGCCCCAAGATACTTTAGACTGGTCAAGAATTGCAATAAATCTTAATTGCTGTTTTTCAGCCTGTGACATTTCACTTACGCTCTTAGTTATCCCTAAGTTATAAGCGTATGTCGCTAATGTAGCATTGGTAATATCAATACCATACTTATACAATGCCCTTGACTGCCCGATTAAGCCACTTTGTAAGTTTGTGGCTACTGTTGAATAGTCCACGTTAAAAAGTGAGCTTATATCGCCTGCTAACATTGTCATTGACTTTGTTATAGCTGTTGTTGCTTCGCCTGTCTGTCCTAATGAATTAGTAACAGAAGCTAACTGTGAAGCATACTGTGTAATCTCTTGTATGTTAAGTCCGAGGTTTTTAGCGGAATCCGCTTTGATTAATCCGCCTTTAACATCTACACTTAATCCAGATAACTTGCCTAAGAGTTCATCAACTCTTTTTGAAAAACTATTTGCGTAGGCTTCTGCATTGCTGTAGCCGTATTTCTCGTATTCTTTGCCCCATTCAGAGCCTATCTTTCCGAAAGCTACGGCTTTGTAGTTAAATGCCTCTATGTAGTCTGCGGTACCCTCTATAGATTTCCAAAGGCTTTTCATTCCTCTTATGACCCAAAAGAAGTTAGCATATAGTTTGCCGAAAATAGAAGCAAGGCTTCTTACTCCTTTGTGGGTTCTCTTTGCAGCCTTATCTGTGTTGTTTAGCGAACCTTGAAGGCTTGCAGAAGCCGTATTAACTTTGCTTCCTTGGGACGCAAGATTAGCAAGCGAATCCGCAAGTCTTATCACTCCGTTGCTTACCGCCGGTGCTCTTGACAGTTGCTGTAGCATTGTTATGAGGCTTGCTGTAAGTCTTGGAATATTAACCGCCGCATTTTGAACGCTTCTACTTCCAAGTCTGCTTATGCCTTGTGCAAGGGTGCCTATGCTTGCGGCATTCTGTGGAACACTCGCTAAATTGCTAAATGCTCTTGTGATATGTGATAATGAACTAGCCGTGTTATTCAATGAAACAGTGTTTATGCTGCCTAATTTTGTGATATTCTTGGCAAGCCTTGTGAAATCTGCCGTTCCGACATTTTTCATTGTCTGCATTGCTGCTGCAAGTCTATTAACACCATTCGCAAGTCCGGATAATGATGTGCAGTTAATACCATTTAGTGTCCCTGACAGTTTTTCAAGCCTTGTTATCATATTGTCGATAGCATTATTCGCTTTAGTCGCTGTCGCTTGTATTTTTATCTCTAATGAATCTAATTCCACGCCTTGCACCTGCCTTTTTTCAAAAAAATAAAGGACAATAAAACCATTGTCTTATTGCCCTTTTTTGTGTGTTAAATCCCAATTAGCCTTCATTGTTTTCATTTGCAGTGCAAATTCTTTTCGCTTTTTCTCAATCTCATCTTCTGTTGGTTCTTCGTTGTTATTCAAGCCAATAGGCTCGTTAGGGAAATCTGCCTTATCTTTTCCCCAAGCTCCACTTCTAACACCGAATTTGATTGCTGGGATAAGATAGGTTATAGCATACGTCCACAAGTCTATATTCTGTGCGTTTCTCCGTATTTTGTAACCTTTTAGGCAGTATTCAAATTCTGTAGGTGTCATGTGTCTAAATTCTTCTATCGTAATTCCCATAGCAAAAGCCACAGGAAAATATTTTTCCCATATTAGCTTATGGATGTCTATTTTTCGGGATTTTCTTCCGCCATCTGCTTCTCTATGTTCTCCGCCATTGCGTTCAGAGACGATGTTATTCCCGACAGGTCGAAAAAACCGTCTTCTTCCATTGCTTTAATGATTTCAAGGAATAAATCCCTGTAATTTTTCTTATTTTCGCTTAAATATGCTCTTGCTATCTGCTTAGCCTCTTCTCTTGTCACAGCATTTTTTTCAAGACATCCTGCGTATACTGCGTCTATACAAGTTTGTGGCATATTTCCGACTGTTATCGCCGCTCCTTCAAGCGCTCTCTGAACCGGATTGCCGTCCATATCTTCAAACATTGAAGAGCCTGTAAGATAATTGAACATTTTCTGAACAATAGTTCTGTCCTCTGCTGCGTCAAAGCTAAATCTAAGTGCATATTCTTTTCCGTTTGCTTTAATTTCCATAGTTATTTTCCTTTCCTCCTATATTTTCTATAGGAAAGGGGCAGTCCTTAGACCGCCCTTTACTGACTTGTTATTCGCCTATTGGCGTGTAATCCGCTGTTTCTTCCTCGTCAGTCACAACAGCATTTGTTGTATCAAGTGACTGACTGACTATTCCCCCGGTGTAGGTTCTACCTTTGTGTCAGTACCTACCATTTCCTCGATAATGAGGTTAAGTGCCATTGTAAGAAGTCCGTTCTGCTCCTTACTTGTAATTGGCAGCTTTGATGGTGGCTGTGCCACAAAGAACTCTGCATCTGTAATGCCCGGTGTGATTTCCTGGAACCACATTCTCTTACCGCCGGTTAAACCATTGTAAGCGGTAATAACAGCTTTCCATTCCTCAATAGTTTCATCTGTTTTGTTGACAGTTACTGTAACTGTGTCAGATACAGTATCTCTTCCGGCAATATTTCTTGTCTGTCTGTCCTCAAGTGCCGAAGCGTCTATTGGTTCCGGTGTTACTGTAATCTCGCCAATAGAGTTAATTCTTGAAAGCAACTTAAAGGCTGTTGGCTTTGTTCCTGCCGTTGTTTCAACGCCATAAGAAAAAGTAACACCTAATGTGCTTAACCCTGCTACTGCATTTGCCATTTGTCTACCTCCTGTTGGATAAAAAAAATAAGAGCATTTCTGCTCTTTGTTGCTAAATTAGTCTGTCATTCGCACCGATAACACGGCTAAAACGTGCCACGCTGTGATGTATCTTGTTGTTTATTGAAGTTTCCGGCAATGCTTTGCCTTGAAATCTCATTTCTTTAAAAACATTCATAACCGTTGCCATAACCTTGCGACAGTCAGACTTGCTTGTGTTAGTTGTGACATCCACTTGGAATGTCGCTAACAATGCGTTTATTGTTTGTCCGTCAAGTGTCTGTCCTTGCTCTACCGCCGGTAGCAGATGTATGTATACTGTCGGAAATACCGCGGTGCTGTCGCTCACTCCCTCATCAGTAATTCTGACTTTTGGGTATGTCTTTTGTAAGGTTTTAAGGGTTTTAGCCTTGACAAGTGCTACCACTGTACCTTCAAGGTCTATCGCCCAATCGTTTGCATTTGCCATTAACTAAACACCTTCCTTGCTACCTCGATGTACTTCTGTTTTATTTCCTTTTCAGCCTTGTAGACCGGCATTTGTGCTTCAACTCCGCGTGTAAGGATAAGCTCTCCACTATCAGCATAATATCCCCACATCTTTTGAGCACCGTGTCCTTCTCCATACGAACCAATAAGAAAACTAAATTCCTGCCCCTTTGGATGTGGACTTGTGTCTGCTTCGCCATTGTAACAGGCGCCGGCACCAAACTCTATGAACAAAAGCTCCTTGCCCTCCACAACAAGCGTTGCCCTCGCAACACTTGCTTGAACACTTGACGATAGTTCAACGTGGGTGTAATGGCTTGTATCTGAACCGCTTCTTATGCCTTTTTTATCGTATGTATAACTGGCTTTTGCCATATTTTCATCTATGACGGGTATTCCGATTTCAGCTAATTCTCTGACAAACTGTTCTGTCTTTTGAACTAGCCAAGATTTGTATTGCTGTAGCTGTCTAATTGCCTCTTGTATTGAGTTTTCTGATAGAGATACGTTAATTGTATGTCTTGCCATATCACACCTACTTTACAACTGCTTTAAGCATATACTTAGTTGAATGTAATGCCGGTTTTACGCCTACAATCGTAAAGTCCGCTGATGTTTCATCAACCATGCCGTCAGCATTGTGTGTAATTTCGCTATCCAGCCAGATAAGGTCGCCTTTTTCAAAAGGGTATTTTCCTTTATCCGTGAGAATGACAGCATCAAAATCGGATGAATTAAAGCCATATTCCATTGTTTGAGCTTCCCCACCGCTAAAGGCTATGTTTGCTTCAAAATCCTCAGGCTTTGAAAAACCTGTTTTCTCTTCAAGAACTTTAGGTATCTTATTTCCCTCATCATCAAGATAAGGAATAAAATTACCCTCTGTGTCGGTGTAACCCTCGTAAAGGATATTGCCCTCATTATCTCTTTCGTAAATAGTAACAGTCTGTCCTTGAAGTGAATACTTCATATCCTGCTTATTAATGTCAAGCATTTACTTCACGTCCTTGCCGAAACGCTTCCATAATTCAGACAGTTTTTCCCACCCGTACATTGCCACAAAAGCAACAACAAATCCTGCCATAATTGCCGCAAGAATCATGTACCACAGTATTGTCATCTGAATATACTGCATATAGGCAGCAAATGCCGCTACAGTAATACCGATTGACAAAATAAATACTATAATATCCGTAGGCACTTTATTGAATACTCCAATGCCTTTAATTACTTGTGTAATTACAGACACCACAAAAGCTAATGCTCCGACAATCGCTAAGATAATTGTCATATTTGCGATTAATACCTGCATAATTTCCATTAGTCTTTACCTCCATTCTTTAAGTGAATTTCCTGTATTTCGTCATACATCTTAGTTACCATTCCATTTCCGCCCAATGCGTGGTATGCGTTATACATTTCGACAAAATTGTCATAAGCATAGGATGGTATTTCACCGAGTTTCATGTACTTATCGTGATATTCGATAAGTTGTACTCGTAAAAGTAACATTGTGCCTTTACTATTGGCGTCTTTGTCCTTTTTCTGTTGTTTCAGAAGCCAAACTATATAGCCAAGTAATATCGGTAATACTACGGTATAAGTTTGTAATAAAAATTCTTTCATTTTATATCTCCTGTAATTATTAATAGGCGCACCGCCCACCACCCTTAAAGTGCGCCGCCTGCTACCATATTGGTAACGCACAATCTTCTTTATAAAACTTTAGCAAATGGAAATACCCCAACAAACAAGTTGTCTCTATCTTTCCAAGTTCTGTTGACACCATTTTCATTGTAGCTTGACATAAATGCTTCGCCTGCCTGTGAATGGTCATAGACAGTCAGATTAACAATAACACTCTCAAATTTCTTCAAGTCCTCGGCTATCATTTCATCTGTGTAGCTGTCAGGGTAATTTCTTCTTGCCTTTACATCTTCTGTAGCCTGCTTAATAAGCTGTTCGATTATTGGATTATCTTCTTTGTTATCGAACGCCACCACATCAGATGTTGTTTCATCATCATTCGTGACTGTCTCAATATGAAATTGTTTAAGTCTGATTTTGACTTGCTCTAATGCGGTGTATTCCATAATTTCAGCTCCTATAATCCTAATTTCTCAATTAACAGCTTTTTTAACTCTGCTCCTGTAAGTTCTTCTGCGTTGTCTATGCCCTGTTCTGTGGCAAAAGCCTGTAAGTCAGATGTAGACATGCGATTAATGGTCGTCTTGCTATAGTCAAAAGAAGCCCCGGAATTGTTATTTTCCGGAACTTCTTCGCCTGCGTTATACCATTTACCATTGTGAACTACTATATATGGATATTTCATAGTTGTACCCCCTACTCTTCGCTATGAACCTCATATACGAATGTGCTATCCATATTCTCGTACGATGGAAGTACAACTTCGGAAGCAAATGTTGACATCTTCATAGGTGGTCCATACTCTGTCTTTGTAGCGACTGTAATACCTACACCATATGTTGTTACATCTACATCAGCTACCTGTCTTGCTGTTCTTTCTTCTGGTGTGGTGCCAAACCAAGTACTACCAAGATTGCCTGCTGGAAGAAGTGTGACCTTGTTATCTGGGTAGAAGTACTGCTCCTTGCCATCATCATCAATGTACATCTTATCGTAAAGTACGATAGTGAGCTTTGTTCTCTTCTGCACTACTGAAATAACAGTATCATCATCAACCTCAATGGTCGCTGTAAGGTTCTGTGCAAGGATTGAGTTTCTTATCTGTGCATTGTCAAGCAGATACTGGAATGTATTGCTGTTCATAAGCACATATTTAGCAATCTTGCCCTGCTTCTGTAACTTCTTTCTTGCGTTGTTAAGATCTGTAAGTGGCTTTGAATTAGCTGTATCACTCCACATACTTGTTTCGGTTAACTTTGCGTAATGGTCTTTTGCATATGAACCGTCCTTATCATAATCGTAAGCATACTGAACGCCATCGCTTACAATAGCAATTACTGGATGACCTGCATTTGTGGCAAGAAGTGACATTCTCATACGTTCCGGAACAACTTCTGCACCACTTACAAGGTTGTTAGTATCGTCATATACACTTGCTAAAGCACTTGCAAGATAAGGGTCGTCAGCAGACTGAATACGCTCGATTTCAAGCATTTCCTCTTCGCCTACTGTCATTCCCTCACGGAAAAATGCCATCTGCGTTTTTTCCTTACTTAATCCACCTCTAGCTCTAAGAGTTGGGATTGTATCAAAGTTAGATGGTGCAAGTGAAACCGGTAAACCCTTGTGCGTCTTAATCCAACTTAAATCAAGTCCCTGCTTCTTTCTTTCAGGAAACCACTGTAAACCAAGATAAGGTATCTGGTTACTAGCATTTTCTGTTGCCGATAATGCAATAGACTTACTGTCTAATACTTCATTAATTAACATCTGTTTACCTCCTGTTATTATTCAAATGCAATCATTGGAAGAGCTGTCTTAACTGCTTCGTCATATGTAACGCCTGAATGTGCTTCTGCCACCTTTGTATTAAGATATGCCTTTTTAAGTGCTACTCCCTGTGGTCTGTCTTCTGTTACATCAAATCTTAAGATTCCGATTGCTGTTGCTGTATTATCAGCCACACCTGACTTGTTTACAGGTGTACCAGCCTTTACAATCTTCTTTCCATTAGCATCCTTTTCTGTTACTGCTGAAAAATCAAGCGTTAATGGGATTGCTTCATTAGGCTCTCTCTTTAAAATCTGAACATCTCCTGCGTATGAAGTCTTTTCATACTGCATATTCATTTCCTTTGCCATTTTTTACCTCCTGTTATTGCTGAATGTAATGTGATAAAACGTCATTGTTCTTAGGTGTATTAGATATAAGGCTTTCTGCTATCTTTTCAGCATTTGTCTTATTGTCTGCACCGCCTTTATTGCTGCCGCCGCCTGGAATATCCTGATGTTTAGCAATCTCCTGTTCCTTAGCCTGTGCCGCAGCCGTTTCTTTCTCGGACATAATCTTGCCAAGTTCGGTGTAATCAAGGCTTCCATCATCTTTAACAACTGTCTTTGCCTGTTCAGCAGTAATCTTAAAATTAGTCATAGCTGCTTCCCTCTGGTCTCTGATAGCGTTAGATTTTTGTAAATCGGCTATCTGCTGATTAGCTGTATCTAAGGCTTTATTTGCCTTTTCAAGCTCTGTCAGATTGCCAGCCTGTATTTCATCAAGCTGTTTCTGTAAGTTGTCTGCTGTGTCTGCTTTAGCCTTGTAGCCGTCTGCCCTGTCTTTTTCTTTCTTTGTCTCGCCATTGACTTGATTCAGATAATTGCTTATCTGTTCGTCTGTCGGCTCTGCAACTCCGATTGAAATAAGATTCTGTTTTGCCTGTTCTCTTGTCATAATTACCTCCGATTCACTACGCTTTTTTACGTTGGTTGCTCAACTTGTGATTTCTCCTATTTCACGCATAGGTGCAAAATTTATAAAATAAAAACAGCCACCAATTACTCGGTGACCGTCTTATCTTTGTTTGTCTGACTCTGTGTGCCATCTGTATTCATTTTATTTATCAATTCTTGTGCTTTCTTTTCTTGTTCTTCTACATCTTTAATAGTTTTGTATAGATTATCTAAATATGGCTTAGATAATACATATGTTTTTTCAGAATCGCCCCATAAACCAACTGTCTTAATTGCAACAAGTGGATGTATGCCAGCTTGTAAAAGTAAAAGCAACGTCTGTGCCTTAGTATACATATTGTCTTGTGGGCTGTGATTTATCTGTACATCGAAATCTCTGACTGACAGCTTTAAATCTTCTCCGGCGAGTCTCAATATGTTAAGAACCACCACGGCTAGTCGTTTTTCACATGATTTGATAAGAGGGTCTTTTAATTTTGCTCTTGTCTTAGAGAAGTCCCATCCGTTTCTTAATTGAACTGCCCCTTGCGTATCTCCGCCGGTGTTACTTTGTTTTGTCGGTATGGCTAATATGGATAATGTATTATCCCACAAATCATCTTTAGCGACTTGACATTGGGTTTGATTAAGCTCTTGTGTCATAATATCGACATCGGACTTGTTATCTTTATTCATTGACTTAACAACCAATGCGTGATTTTCTTTCATTTTCTTAAAGTTCTCTTCGTCAATTTCACAATTAACAAACTTAACCCAATACTCAACAAACTGCTGTATGCCATCCATTCTGTTAGACTGCATATTATTAATAGCGTCCAACATACCTATAACAAGCTCAATATCAGATATTCTTTCGTGGTTATTAGGAAACTCAACAATAGGGATTTCGCCGTATGTATGTAGTTTAGTTTCTGCTACTTTGCTGTCAACAATTCTAAATGACATTGTGTCGGAAAATGCCATCTTATACCAGTTTCCATCTTCATCTTTAAGTTCCTGCACAACAAGTATCTGTTCTTCAGTACTCTCATTATAAATAGCATAAGTATTAAGGGGCGTAGGTGCTACAATTCTAAATGGTACATCTCCATTTTTAGGTTGAACCGCTTTGAATGATGTACCTGTTGCCGACTGCCACTCTCCAGCCTTAATGTCTTTCTCCTGCTTATTGGCATCCGCCATAAAATCATTGAGTATGTCAACCGCCTTATTGATAGTTTCATCATCTTTGCGGCTAATAAACTGGATTGGTTCGCCATACGTCTGCCCTACCTTAAACTGAACAATTTCGTATGCGTGGTTCTCAACAATCTTGTTTGTAATATCTTCGTTAGTCAGCTTATGTCTATACAATATCGGTTGGTCGCCTTTGTAGTAATGCCACAGATACTTGATAACTGGCTTATTCCAATTAAATATACCAATAGTACTTCCAATAACCTTAACAACATTATCTCTTGTTATCCTGTCTACATTTGTATATGCAATTTTTCTGCCATAACAACCTCTAACAAGGTCTTGAAAATACATTGTGTTCATATCTTGCTCCTAATAAAATGTCATACCACTTGAGCTTCTGCTCTGTGGAATTTCTTTAATCTGAAAATCATCATCATCGTTAGGCACATACCATATCCATTTCCCACAATGTCCACACGTTAATTTATGTGTCCTTGGGTCTCTACTGTCTGCCTTAGTTAAAAACTTGTGGCAGTTAGGACATATAATTGATTTGTCTTTGTTGTTATAAAAATCCATTTTGTTACCTCTTTGCATAATAAAAAAAGCACCGCTGCAATTAAGCAACGATACTTTTTTAGAAATTGTCTATGGAGTAATGCTTTCATCGTAATAATATAATATTGTTTCCGAACAAATCGAACAACTTTTGCTATCTTTGTTCAATAAATCGGTTGAAAGCCATTCTAATACTGTCTTCTGTGTTTCCACCTATAATATGTGCAATCTGGATCCAGCTTTTGTTCTCCAAAAATCTAAGGTTAATTATTCTTCTCATCCTGCTATCGTTAAGTTTTGCTATAAATTCTTCAACCTCATTGGTTTTTTCCAACAAATCATCTTCAAGCAACTGCAATGTGGCTTTTCTGGCATAAAGAAGTGTTTTCTTTCTACTGTACTCTGGAAATGGTATGCCTTCAATCTTAAAATGCTGTTTACCACCATCTCCGCCGCTAACAGAATCTACAACAGTTTCCCCGGCTTCGATTTTACTTATATCTTTTTCAAGCCGCTCTATCTTTAGCCTTACTTCTTTTACTTCTTCCTGTAAGTCTGAATATTGTGATAAAACTTCCTTTGTTACCATAATATCAATACCTCCTAAATGGATTTATAGTGGCTTCAACTTTAGCTGTTTTATTCCCTTGCGTTATTCTTAATGCAAAGTTTGAAAAAACGTCAGGAACATCATCTAATTGTTTCTTACCTGATACTGAATACTGCTTTAATAGTGACATCATCACTCCGTATGGCTCATTAGGTTTGTAGAGCGACTGGTCTTTGAAAATAACATGTTGTAAAATCCAGTTAGAGCATTGGAAAATTCGTGCTTCCTTGTTAGTTTCTGTCGGTGTGTCGGTAATGTTACATATCCACCCTTTATTTTCAACTCGCTTATTAACTTCCATAGCCACTCTGTCGCCACCGGCATTGCGCTCAAACTCACACTCTTGTACTTGATTATTGACTAATGTGTTTGACGCATTCTCATACTGCATTTCATAGTCTGCTGCATTATCGCACACGCAATCAACGCAGTAATAATCTTCGCCATATTTTTGCAGTATCGGCATAACAAAATAGTCCGTACCTTTGCCCTTTGTATCGCATTGTGCCGTAATAATTTCCGGTTCTCCGTGCGGCAGATTAAGGTATCTGCGAATTTTATCATCCGGGAATAATAATCCCTCACGTTCAACAGGTTCCTGTTTATAAAGACATTTATAAGAGATTTCATCCATAAGTAACTGTTGGTCGGCAAAAAATTCTTTTGTAAAACCGCCATACTCATAATCAAAATTGCTTTCGCCTGTTACCGGGTCTATGTCTGGTACCGCAATAATTTTTACTCTTGGGTTTCCGGCATACATATTTTTTATTCTGCCAATAACATCATGTACTGACCATCTCGTAGCAATATGTATCTCTTTACACGGCTTTCCGTCCGTATCTTGTGTCTTACGCTGTCTTGCGTCTATTGCGTATTTATCCCATAGCTTATCAAGTGTTGTAGGATTTAAGGCTTCCTCAATTCCACCTATCATATCATCAACTAACAAAAATTTACTCGCACGGACTTTACCGGCATTTTTACTACCGACAGATGTACATTGTACCGACGGAAAAGGCTTGTATTTGCCAATATTAAACTGCTCTAACTTTGCGTTGGTGCTTGTAACCGATAGATTAGGGAAAATGTCATGCCATGCGTAGTCATCATCATTGGTAACAATGTCAAATACCCCATCGTAATACATTCGTGTAATATCGCCACTGTGTGAATAAAATAGACTGTAGTCTTTTGGAAACCAGCCGGCAACTGCTGAATGAAAAAATTTCTCAATCGTACTCTTTCCAGCTCCTGGCACTAGGCTTACACACAATATGTCGTATTTATCATCAATCATGCCTTGCAATGCATCAATAAGCCCAATTTTTACTAATTGCTTTCTTCGTGGCATATAAAATCTGTCTTTAGGCTCTCTTTTTCTCTCTATGTACTGAAAATAACTGTCAACTATTCTGTTTTGAGCTTCAAGTAATAACACATCATAGTATTTATCAAGTAAATCAAAAGAGCTTTTGCTGTTAAAGACAAACTTTTCTATCCCCCACATAGATAGCCCTATATCACGCATACAAGCCTTTTCTATGAGTTCTTTTGTCCTAGCCGTACATTTTAACATTGTGTCAATTTCGCCTTCGTTCTTGGCAAGTTGGCACACGTTGTAGTAGGCTTCTATGATGTTTTCATCTATTCCATTTTTGGATATGTATTTTTCGCAATCATCTATCAGTTGATTTAATTCAGAATTCAAGAAAAGCACCTCCACTTTTCAGCAAAGGTGCTTATAGACCTCTGCCTATAACTGTTTTAGGGTAGCGACTAACTCCGTTTGTTAGCCGGTAAATATATTGTTAGATTGTTGGCATTGCGTCATTGCAAATCGGATGTAATTTCTGCACAAGTGCATTATAATCGTCAATTACATACCTTACCGGAATCATATATGCTTTAATGCCATATATTTCCGCAGTCTGTCTTTCAATATGGCAGCCATTCCAATCATAGCTTTCACATATTCCGATAAACACATCAGCCTGTGCCAGTTTCTTAAGGCTTTCTCCTAAATACCATACAGCTTCTTTACTGTCTTTCGGTGGGTTATCCTCAATGTAGCTGTCGATAAGCTCTAACTCTTCGCCCTCGTATATTTCAGCAATCTTTTTCATTTTCTGAATACTTGCTTTGATTTCTTCCTCTGTTCTGCCTTTCATCGGCACACTTACAAATAATTTTTTTCATGTTTTCAATCTCCTTTTCTATGTTTTATCAACCTTTATCTTTCTAAGGTCAGCAACTACAATTAGTCCGTAGTCGGTAAAATTTTTATTCGCCAATCCCTACAGTTCCTAAGTATTCAACACTGTCTTTTGAAGTATAGACAATGACTTTATCGTTGCGAACTAAATTAGGTTTTTCTGCGACTTCAATTTTGTTTTCATTTTCTGTGAAAATAAATTCAACGCTTCCCTTGTAGGTTATCAGTTGCCCATCTACACAAACCATAATTATCTCATAATTATGAGCCGGAACACATGAAACTGTACTTTGATACCTAACATAAATTCCATTTTGTATTTCTTCTATTTCACATTCGTATTTTTTGGTTTTATTAGCCCAATTTAAAAATAATATCAGTGCAACAACGCTAACAACAATAATAGCTATAATGATTTTAAAAGGTTTATTCATATTTTCTATTCCTTTCCTCTGATAATCAGCAATCATTGTTTATCTTAATTGTTCAATAACTTTTTCGCAAAATCTTATATGGCTTTCACATAATTTAATTCTTGTTTCATTATCAACAGGAACACCATCAAAACATTCTGCATACATACACTTTTGCGTGTTCGTTATTTTAATTTCTGTCAAAAGCCACTCTTTAGCTTTGTTATCTCCATCACATAAGCACTTAGCAACATCTTTAAAAGGCTGTGGACGTTCTACTCTGTCTAATGCCTTTTCAAAAGTGTAATCTCCTTTGTAATCCATAATAATTCCGACAGCTTCATACTTTCCAAGATTAACTCCTAAAAATCCGTCTGTGACTGTATCCCATATAGCATATAAGTTGTCTACATCATCTTGCAATGCAACTATTAACATAATCTCACTCCTTTTCTTCACTATTCGCTAATGATTTTGTTTCCTCTAGGATTTTCATTGCTGATGCTCTTGAAAATTCATAATTATTTTTCGGGTATCTGCCTAGAATTGATTTTGCATACTCATTGACTGCATCAACTGAAACATCAATGCCAATAATCATATCGTGAAATTCAGATGTTTCTATCGGTTTGCCATCATCATCGCCGATATGTTTAACATTATCAATCTTTCTGAATGTTTTCTTATCAATGCACAACACTTTTTCTGATACCTCAACACATTCTTTTCTCTTCTCGTCATTGGTGCATTTTCCATCTGCATTGTATCGGCAAGAAGTCAGATTACACTTTTTATTTGTATAAGCATTACTTACATTATCAATCCATTCACAAAACGGAATATTGTTGATTGTAACATTGTCTAATACTTCGTCAGCTATCTCCTGTGCCATTTTTCTGTACTGAAATTCCATCAATTATCACTCCTTAAAGCAATCTCTTAACGCTTGCCTGTCATGTTTGTTCCTCATAAACCTCTCAAAATCTTCCGTGCATTTATAGCACAGTTCATATGTGGTATTTAAAATACCATTCTTTGTAATCGAATTCCCGCACAATATTCCTTTTTTAATTTCTGCACCGCACCTGTCGCAAGTGTGCCATTCTTTGTTATGTTTCATCGTGAATATCCTCCCAAGCTCTGCGAAACTCCTTGAATGTTTTCTTGTCCATCAGTGAAGCTATTTTATCCAAGTTTACGATGTTAATTTCTGCATCTTGCTCATATTGTACATCAGCAAAAAGGTTTATATCGACCCTTGGAAGACTTCCGGCATAATGTTCTATTTTATACGAACTGCATAAGCACTGTTGGCCATCAACTGTAACTTTAGCACATGCCTTGTGTCCTTCTATTGGTTCTACTTTGAATTTATGTATATTACTCATTCTTCCACCGCCTTAATATCCGCCATCAAATTCCAAAAGCCATTCTTTCAGTTTTACATGCGCCTTAGCAAAGCAAAGTTCCATGTCGCAATCGCTTTCATTGACAATTATTACATCTCCGCCATTGCGCTTAGCTTCAGGGTAATAATCAGCACAGCCGCTTTTATAAATCAAAATATTCCAATCGCATATTTTGCTATAAGTAATTTTAAGATGCATCGGAAAATCTTTTGCTTTATCGTCAAAAAATTTAAAAAAATCATTCATTCTTGCACCGGCTTTCTACATTTCTGATATATCCTTTATTTCTCCATCTGGAAGTTTTACTTTAACTTCATCTGCTAGTAATGTTATTTTAATTTCTTTTGCCGTGTCTTTTTGATAAATATCGGATATACCGTCAATACTTATTACTCCTTTTAAAAATTCACCATCAAGAAATAATCTAACAATTCCGCTTGAATGGTCAAGCAACACCTCTTTAGCCATCATTCCACCAACTTTCTACCGCAGATAGGGCAATAGTTGATTTTTACATATCCTCTTGCGTATTCCCAGCTCGAATTGTCGAAATACAGTCGATTTTCTCCGTCTTCGTCAAGTACTAATATTATTCCGTTGACTTCGTTGAGTTCATAATCTCTTGAATAAGCAATGCTTTTTGTTCTTTTTGTATATTTCTTCCCTTTTTCATACCCATCTACTCTTTTAAAGTTTGTTTCTTCGCAAAATTCACACATATTATATCCCTCCTAGTTATCTTTTCCTTAGCGTAAATAATGTGTCCGGTAATTCTTCGCCGGTTAGAAACTTATTCACATACTTCATAAAAGTCGGAACACTCATTCCGGCTATTTCTGCTGCTTTAACCTGACTACATTCCCTGTTCAAGTACTTTGCTACACCCTCCGAGAACTTATCAATGTCCCGTGTTTTAACTCCTTGCGCCATAGACATATCTCCTTGTTTTTGATAATCGGATAGACAGGAATTGAACCTGTGGCCTCTTGGTGTCGTCAAGAGGTATCTCCGTTTGAACTATCCGCTATAATTGATGTGGTGTGGATTTGAACCACACATGATTGTCGCGACTCTCGTCATCTAAGTTGCCGGTTTCAACGAATTATCTTACGGCAATAACGTTTACCCATTCCGTCACACATCAGCTCGCATGTAGATGGTTTTAGAGAAATACAGATAACCAACAACTTATTTCTCTTTTCTGTTTACACGTGAGAACGCCGTACACAGGATTTGAACCTGCAAGCCTTTTACAGCCAACGGTTTTCAAGACCGCTTCCTCACCACCCGGACATACGGCAAATATAGCAGTGTGGTGGAGCTGCTATATCCTGAAATTGCTTTTGCCACCACTTTGTACAATTTCATGCGGACTTTCTACCGCTTACGGCAAGGCTCGCCCCTGTCGTAAGTTAGCGCAGTGTGTAGGATTCGAACCTACAAGGCAAATAAACGCCCGACCGGATAGCAACCGGCTCCAATTCCATTATGGGAACACTGCCAAATTTTCTTATATCGTCAAGAAATAGGTAAAGAAACGGTGAGTACCTTTTTGCTGGGCTACGCTCACAGGTGGAATCGAACCACCATTCTGCACCACGCTCGCACCGAGGTAATCATGTTTAAATGGGGAAGAGAGGAATCGAACCTCTATTGTTTACCACTTGGGAACTAATTTACAGTCAGCCGCAACACCGCCAATCGTTGCTGCTTCCCCAAAACCATACCGCCTATAACGGTCTACATCTGTAGGGTTGATTTTCACATAAAAGGGGTACTGTTATGAAAAAAACTTGCCTATTTCTAGGCTAGTAGGGATAGCAGGAATTGAACCTGCATTGGAAGTTTTGCCATTTAAACTATATCCCCAACCAGATTGATTTTAACTTATTAAGGAGAAGAAATGTCCGTATGTCCCAATTACGGACTAAACCCATTGGAAGCCTTGAAACTTCCCGGCAACCTTTAAATTGCATGGGTAAATAATATTTTAAGGGGTCTCATGGTATTAGCTGTCAAACAGCTAAACAGCCCTAGTTGGATTCGGACCAACGAATGCAGCAGTCAAAGTGCTGTGCCTTGCCACTTGGCGATAGAGCTATTTAATTATTTAATTTATAAAGGGGTAATATTTAGATTATCCTATCAGAATTGTAGATATATATATTATATATAAAAGTTATGTATATTGCAAGTATGTATATAGGCTTTTTATTTTTTGAGATATTTGAGGGACTAAGTGGCGGCGCATTGGGCTATTTTATAAACCCCGTCCCCCTCGTCTATGCTCCAGGTCCTGCCGTTGTGGGTGCATTGCTACACCCACATAATAAAATATATCAATATAATTGATTTATTCAGTTAGTGTGTCGCAAAATCTTTATTTTGCGACATCAAAACGGCTAAAATGTCTATAAAATGCCGTCTTGGCTGCCGTTTTCGTTCAAATTATCTGACAACTTAAGCGGTTCTGGCGTTTTAAGGCGTTGTCTAATGTCGGAAGCTGTCAAAGCTGGGCGGCTGGTGCTCTCTCTGCTCACGCCTGGAAGATTCCAAGCATAATGTCTATTAAGTATTGCGAGGATTCCGACAGGGTTTTTGTTGCCGGTTGCGAGCTTGTTTGACAGGCTTTCCTCGCGAAAAATGCGCAGTTTTTGCACGATGTCGAAGCCTTTCGTACTTAGTTTCCTTTCATCTGCTCCCCAGTCCATTAATGTATCGTAATCAATACCTGTTAATAAACTATATCCCATTATGCTACACTCTTTATCATAAACAGAACATAAATAATAATATATATATATTGGGAAGCAAAGGTGAAAATAAGCAGATTCTTCACTTTGATTTTGGCGATTATAATATTG